AATATTCGCTCCAAATTCGCCCAATTTGACCCCGCCAAGAAAGATAGCGCTGACATTCTGGCTGCCGCAGGCGGTCCAATTATCAAAGGAGCCGCTAAGGTTTTAACCAAATTCGATTTTAGTGATAAAAGAACAATAAAAAACGAGGCAGAAAAACTAGCGTCAAAATTAAACGCAGCTGGGTTTAGGGCGGAAGTAACTCACTCGGGCAGTGCGGTGGGTGCGTCATCTTATGTCAACGTATACGATCCCGTAACCGGACGACACATCACCGATCCTGCGCGATTTAGCAACCATTCCAAGGGGCCGTTTCAAAATCAGTTTGTTTATAACATGCACTCACAAGCGGATACGCAGGAATTTATGGATTTGGCTATGTCCCTGCGAAAACTTGGGCCATCTGAACTAAAAAAACTAGAGGCGCTCGGCCCTAATGCTCAGACTCTTAGACGCAGAGCTAAAAACCAACGCCGGAAAGCCAAAAAAGACGGTAGTTCAGAAGGTTACGCCAAAGGCGGCGGCGTCAGTTCCCTTAATGGGATAGCGCGAACCATGACTCGTTACGCTTATGGCGGTGGGGTGGGGTCTATGAATGAAATCGCACGGTCAATGTAGGTATAATGCTTAAAAATCAGGATATAAAACATGGCTACTGATCCTCTTGTATCGCTGATGGAGCGACGGAACAATAACCCGGACCTAGACGATATGGCTCTTGATATTGAGATCGAGCAGCCCGGAACCTTATTTTCTTCTGCGGACGCAATTCCGGAGGGGATTGAGATAGCGGAAGAAGAAGACGGCGGCGTTACTGTTGATCTGGATCCAAACGCTTCCAGAGAGAGAGGTTCTGAAAACTTTTTTGATAATCTTGCAGAAGAACTGGATGACCGTGAACTGGCGGTTATTGCTAACGAATTAACTGCCGAGTTTGAAGCCAACAAAACGTCGCGTGGGGATTGGGAAGATGCCTATGCCAACGGATTAGAACTGTTGGGCTTTCATTACGAGGAGCGGACCCAGCCGTTCCGTGGTGCAACCGGCGTTACCCATCCTTTATTGGCGGAAGCGGCCACGCAATTTCAGGCACAGGCGTTTAATGAAATGCTGCCTCCCGGTGGACCTGTAAGAACGGTCATTTTGGGTGATTTAACAGAAGAAAAGGAGCAGCAGTCTCGGCGTGTGCAAGAGTTTATGAATTACTACATCACTAATGTGATGGAGGAGTACACGCCAGAATTTGATCAAATGCTTTTTTATCTGCCTTTGGCGGGTTCCACTTTTAAAAAGGTGTATTACGACGAGGCCATGGAACGCGCGGTCAGCAGTTTTGTTCCTGCGGAACATCTTATCGTTCCTTTTGAAGCAAGCGATTTAGAAACGTGCCCAAATATTACGCAGGTTGTCAGAACACCGCTTAACGATTTGCGTAAAAAACAAATTTCGGGATTTTATCGAGATATTCCGGTTCATCCTACGCAATCCGAAAGCTCTGGTATATCCAAGGAGTTGGAATATCTGGAGGGCGTTCATCCCTCGACTATCGACTATGATTGTACGTTGCTGGAATGTCATGTGGACTTGGATCTGCCGGGGTATGAAGAAACCGGAGAGGATGGAGAACCCACCGGAATAAAGATCCCCTATATCGTTACCCTTAGTGAAGATAATGGACAAGTACTATCCATTCGTCGGAATTATCAGGAAGACGATCCACAGAAACGAAAGATTCAGTATTTTGTGCATTATAAGTTTCTGCCCGGATTTGGTTTCTATGGGTTGGGCCTGATCCACACGATTGGTGGCCTGTCCCGCACAGCTACGGCGGCACTGCGTCAGCTTATTGACGCGGGTACTCTGTCGAACCTTCCCGCAGGGTTTAAGGCCCGTGGTTTACGGATACGGGATGATGAGGATCCGTTACAGCCCGGAGAGTTTCGAGATGTGGATGCGCCGGGGGGAGCCATTCGGGACAGCCTGATGCCGTTGCCTTTTAAAGGCCCGGATTCCACGCTATTTCAGCTTCTAGGTTTTGTAGTTGAAGCGGGACAGCGATTTGCCACCATCACGGATTTGAAGGTTGGGGACGGTAACCAAGGTGCGGCAGTCGGTACGACGATTGCCATGTTGGAGCAGGGCACTCGTGTGATGAGTGCGGTGCATAAACGAATGCACTATGCCATGCGGCAGGAATTTAAACTTCTTTCGCGGGTCATGGCGGATTATTTACCACCGGAATACCCTTATGCGGTTGTAAATGCTAATCGAGACATTAAGGCGAAGGATTTTGACGATCGGGTGGATATTTTACCCATATCCAACCCTAATGTTTTTTCTCAGGCCCAACGGATCACGCTGGCGCAAACACAGATGCAGCTTGCTACGCAGGCTCCAGAAATGCACAACCTGCATGAGGCGTTTCGGCGCATGTATGAGGCGTTGGGCGTACGGGACATCGACAAGTTATTAAACACGCCTTCCACCGATGAACCAGCGCCTAAAGATCCCGCACAAGAGAATATTGATTCCTTGGAAACTACAGATCTGAAGGCCTTTAGCGGACAGGACCATGATGCTCATATTATGGCGCATATAGTTTTTGGTACTTCTGGGACTGTGCAGGGAATGCCTGCGGTAGCCATTTCTTTACAGAAGCATGTAATGGAACATGCCAAGCTCAAGGCGCAGGAACAGGCGGAAGTTATGTTTATGCAGCAGCGTGAAGCTGCGGGTCAGCAAGGGGCTGTTGATGAAGGTCAAGCACAATATGAGCTAGAGGCCTTAACGGCGCAACTGATTGCACAAGAAATGCAAAACTTGAAGATGCTGAGTGACCAAATTGCGAACATGGGACAACAAGAAGGCCCTGATCCGTTGGTCGCGTTGAAAGAGCAGGAACTGGCGATTAAGGGTCAGAAGAGTCAGGCGGACATTGCACAGGATCAAGCCGAATTGCAGCTTGACCAAAGCAAGGAAATCCGCAAGGGGCAGGAATTTCAACAACGTCTCGCGAGTCAGGAGGGCCAAACAGCGGCCCGTATTGATGCTGCTCGCGAGCGTGAGATAATGCGTTTACAGCAGCAAAACAATAGAGGGCAATAACATGGGTGCAGTAAAAATTATTAGTGGTCCGGTAGAAGCGCCAAAACCGCAAAACAAGGCGGTTATTCAAGGTCAGGGTAGTATTCCTTATGCCAAGGCCACTAAAGAAAAAACGCCGAATATCGGGAAAGCTAAAATCACGGTAGGCCAAAAACGTGGTATGGGTGCTGCCCAACGAGGCGGTCGCTTCACGCTGGCCTAGACATGCCGCTTAAACGGGGCTCCAGTGATCAGGTCATCAGCGAAAACATCAGGCGGCTGATGGACGAAGGTTATCCACAGAGTCAGGCGATAGCCATCGCGATGCGGAATGCCGATAAACGTCGTGGAAAAAAAGATACGTCACGAAAGAGGAAGCGCACCTGATACTCTAGCTATCGGGAGCGCAGTGAGGAACCAATATGGCTATTGTTGACCACGGACAATTTTTCAGCAAGGAGGAACTCCAATGCCGGTGTGGGCGGTTCTGTAATTCCGCCTGCCCGATGGATGCGGAGTTTTTAGATCGGATTGACCGCTTGCGCGATAATTTCGGAAAGCCCCTGCGAGTCACTAGTGGGTATCGATGCCCAGAGCACAACAGCAATGTGTCGTCCACGGGAGCCAGCGGCCCTCATACAAGCGGCAAAGCGATAGATTTTGGGGTTTCGCGCGATGATGCACATGCTCTGTTGAAGATCGCCATGAGCATGAGTTTTTCGGGAATCGGAATAGCTCAAAAAGGGTCCGGGCGATTCATTCATCTCGACGATTTGACAGCCTCTGAAACAAACAACATGCGGCCTTGGTTATGGTCGTATTGACAGATGTTTGGGCTTCAGAAAATAGCTTTGCTGGTGCTTCTGTTCACCGCTTTTGCTGGAGCGGCGACACTTGCCTATGTTCAGTGGAAAAAATCGGTCATCGCGGAAGCTGGAAACAAGGCGACAGCAGAAGCGTACTCGGAACGTGATAGCTTCGAAGCAGAACAGCACAACGTTGCACTCGAAGAACTCGCCGCGCTTCGGGAGCGGATGGAAT